CAGGATGACAATGGATATGATATTTCTGATTATCGTACGGTTTACCCAGAATTTGGAACAATGGAAGATATGAAGATATTGATACAAAAATGTCAAGATAATGATATCAAAATCATTATGGATCTGGTAGTGAACCATACATCAGATGAACATCCATGGTTCATAGAAGCAAAGAAAAGCCTGGATAATCCATATCGGGACTACTACATCTGGAGGAAAGGTGAAGATGGACAGCCACCGAATGATCTGATGTCAAATTTCGGTGGAAGTGCATGGGAGTATTCGCCGGAGACAGATGAGTATTATCTGCATTTTTACAGTAAGAAACAACCAGATCTGAACTGGGAGAATCCGAAGCTGCGGCAGAAAATTTATGACATGATGAACTGGTGGCTGGATCAGGGGATTGCAGGTTTCCGTATGGATGTGATTGATCTGATTGGAAAGATACCGGATCAGAAGATCAAAGAGAATGGGCCGATGCTTCATAAATACCTGCAAGAGATGAACGAAGCGACCTTTGGTCACAGGGACAGCATGACGGTTGGTGAGTGCTGGGGGGCGACCCCGGAGATCGGAAGATTATATACTGATCCGGCAAGAAAAGAACTTAGTATGATCTTCCAGTTTGAACAGATTCAGCTGGATAAGAAACCGGGCGGACAAAGATGGGATTTGAAACCACTTTATCTGCCGGATCTGAAGTGTGTTTTCAGCAAATGGCAGACAGAGTTAGAAGGTCATGGATGGAACAGTTTATTTTGGAATAATCATGATCTCCCAAGAATCGTTTCCCGTTGGGGAAATGACGGAGACTATCGTGTCCTGTCTGCAAAAATGCTTGCGACACTGCTTCATGGAATGAAGGGGACACCGTATATCTATCAGGGGGAAGAGATTGGAATGACGAATGTTCCATTTCAGACGATTGATGAATTCCCTGATATTGAGACACAGAACATTTATCAAGAACGCCTGAAAGCGGGATTCACAGAGGAAGAGACCATGTATGCAATCCGGGCGAAGGCGAGGGATAATGCAAGGACACCGATGCAGTGGAATGCCGAAAAGAATGCAGGATTTACAGAAGGAATTCCATGGTACAGAGTCAATCCAAATTATAAGGAAATCAATGTAGAACAGGCATTAGCGGATCCAGAGTCCGTTTTCTATCATTATCAGAAATTGATTCAGCTTCGGAAAGAACATGAAGTTATGGTATACGGAACTTATCAACTGCTGTTCCCGGAGGATGAAGACCTTTATATCTATACAAGAACGCTGGAGGAGGAAAAATGGCTGATTGTCTGTAACTTTCATGAGAAGACAAGAAAGTTACAGTGTAAGAGAGCCGGGCAGGTCATGCTTAGTAATTATGCAGATACGCCTGCCGCGGAAAAAATTACAGAACTCAGACCATATGAGGCGGTTATTTATCAGATGGAATCCTGGGATGCGAATCATGGAGAACGCGGACAAGATCATAGTTCTGATTTTGAAGCCGATATTGAGTTGGTGTAGTTCCGAAAGCTTTTCGAAAGACCTTACAAAAATAATTATCATTTGAAAATCCGACCATGGAGGCGATTTCGGCAATTGTGTGCTGGCGGCTCTGTAAAAGAAGCGCACAGGATTTCTGAAGACGCAGATTCGCCAGATATTTTCCGGGCGAGATTCCATAGAGATGGTTGAATTCTCTGCAAAGATGATACTTGGACAGCCCGACGGCATCAGCGACTTCGTCAAGGTTCAGATCCGTGTTGTAATAATTGGAATCCAGATAATTCTTGGCCAGTGTAACACGAGGTGAAGAAAGTGCCGGGTGTTCCAATGCATAATCTGCCAGATCTAAAAGAAAAGCGTAGGCCGCTTTGGAATTATCAAATACCGATGCTAACTGATTGGAAATCGCATCAGCATAGAGCTGTTTCATCTGTTCAGGTAAAGTACTGGATGCTTCCAGGTGGAAAGCAGGTCCACAGGATTGATGAATGTGGTAGAGAAGAGGGAGACACTCGGAGGAAAATTCTAGATAAAGAACATCCCAACATTCCGAATCATCGGGTAATGAGTATTGGCTGTCTCCGGGTACTTGAACAAGGAAGAGATCACCCGCCTGTTGAGGATAGGTATGGTCTGGTGTCTGGAAACTTCCTTTTCCTGAAATCGTGTACTGAAGTAATACATAAGAGTTTTTGCGGACTCGGTTATCCCAATGATAGTCATGGGAAGTGATGTGATGCATGCCGATTCCACGAAGTGTCTGGAGGGGAAGTGCAGAGGTTATATGAAAACCGACGGAATCAAAAGGCGGTTGGGCAGATGATTTTGTGTTTGTCATAAAAAGTACTCCTTTCAAAATAAACGAAGATTGCGGGGCGCAACACGAAACAATCTGTAGAAATCTTAGTTTTTGGTTTTTATATCCGATATTATAATATAGCAATCAATAAAAAATAGCAAGAAATTACCATTCAATAATCTGCATTACCATTGAAAGTGAAAAGAGATGGAAGTTATAATGCATTTAGTCAAGCGATGAAATGAAGCAGAATGAGAGAGTGGAGGAATAGAATGCAGATCAGTTTTGAGGAAGAACAGCAGGTTTTTCATCTATACAACGATAAGATCAGTTATGTGATTCAAGTAGAAAAACAACGATATTTAAAGCATTGTTACTACGGAAAAAGAATAAAGAGATGGCACAGCGGCATCAAGGATGGTGTGGTCTGCATCCGCCCAAAAGGCAAGCACCTCATCTGCGGGAAAGCGTTTGAAACAAAGCTCACCGCCGTTGTAATACGGATAGAGCCAGCTTTTGCCGCCGATAATCGCACCCTCCCCAACATTGCGGAGGGGGGGGCAAAAACGCTGCCCAAAAACGGTGCTAAGCGCCTCCGCATACTCTTTGTTGTCCGTGTCAAAGGAGAACGGGCGCCCAAAGGAGTAGTTGGTTTTCTGGTCAACCATTTTGGCGTATAGGTTATTGACCAGGCGGTTATTAGGCAGGTGCTTGAGTTCAATAGGCTTGCCGTCCTCATCCAACGCCAACCGCCTGCGGTGTGCAGCCTCTTGGTCACCGTGGTAGTAATGCTCTCCGGCAAGCTGCTTTTTGCGTTCCGGGGAGCACAGCCACTCTGTAATTTCAAGTTCTAAAAAACGCTTGTCTGTCATGCCCCTCCCAAAGTTGGTGGAAAGAGGGACGGAAAAATCTCTTAAATTTAGCACAACCATTTTGCTGTTTTCACCTCACTATTTGAAACTGAACAACTCCGGAGCAAAGACTTTGTGCACAAAATAGCGGACATCATCCATGCTGTGGTCATTCTCTTTTATCGGTTTATCCATCAAGGCTTTTTCATCCCATCGGTACATCCCAAACTCACGGATGCAGTCCGTGCAGCAATCACAAATAAAAATGTCACCGCATTGCAGCCTGGTTGCCACATTGCGGATGCCATCAATCACCGCATTGGAGGCTTTTTCTACACGAAAACGCCCGTGCCTGCGGATGACCTCAATAAACGATGCGGCGGAGGGGTCTACAATGACGGCGGAAATGTGCAAGCCGTCTGCCAGCTTTTCCAGTTCCGTGTAATGCTCCTCATCAGTGCGCTGCCGTCCCTCCTTGCGGCTGTCAAAGTAATACTCACACATCCGGTACCACTTGCCGTTAGCACGCCCCCACAGTCCTATGCTGGTGGGGTTTACGGTGCCGTAGTCGCAGGAAATCACATACTTGTCATAAGGTCTTGCCACCGTTTCAACCACATGGAAATCCTTATTGAACATAGTATAAATAAGCCCCTCAGCAACCACCCACAAGCCACGGATAAAGCGGTCATAAAACACGCCGGAGTAAAGGCTTTCATATCGTGCCTTGACGGCAGGAGAGAGGCTGAGGTTGTCATCCATCGTAAAGTGCAGGTGCAGCAGTTTACGCTTTTTTGCCTCCTGCACCCACTTGGTATAAAACCAGTGGGACGGGCCAGCAGGGTTACAATTAAACCACAGCTTGGAGCCGTCCACGGAGCAGCGGCCAGTTGCCTGGTTGACAAAGCTCTCCGGCATCAAAGCAACCTCATCCAGCAGGATGCCTGCCAGTGTGATGCCCTGGATTAAATCCTGTGAGCTTTCGTCTTTACCACCAAACAGATAAAAGCTGTTGGTCTTATTGCCTGCGCGCACCACAATCTTGTTTTCCGTGCGGTGCTCCTTGAAAGTGAACACGCCACACAGCCACGCAGAGAGGTTGCTGGTTACATTTCGCCGCAAGCTCTCAATGGTCTTGCCGCACAGAGCAAAGTTTTGACCGCTGAAATTAGACATTGCCCACATGATAAAGCCAACCGTCATGGCAACGGTCTTGCCGGAACGGATGGAGCCATCACAGATGATGCCCTCATAATCCTCAAAGCCGGGTCTATTCCACCAGGTCATTGCCAGGTTTTGCCGGGTGCTCAATTTCTGATATTGCACTGGTGTCCAACTCCTCTCTGGTGCTTTGGTCGATAACCTCAAAGATGTTGTTTTCCTGTTCGGCAGCGGCACCGTTGTTGCTGTCAAACACGCCCAGATGCTTGCCTAAAAGCTCTAAGGCACGCACCTTGTCATAGGTCTTGATTTCTGTGCCATTCGCACCCTTCTTGATGGAGGCAATGGCTTTGCGTTTGTCCTGCGGTATATCCTCCGTGGGGATGATGCGGACAAGTCCCGTTTTCGTGACCTGGGCAAAATCAGCACCGTTGGCAAAAGCAACAGCGGCAAGTTCCTCAATCACTTTTTCCTGTGTGATTTCCAGCTTGTTCCGCAGTGTCGCACGCCGTTTTTCAATTTCGGCCTGAACATCAACTTTTGACAAGTTTTGTGACCCAATGCGGTTTGCTGTTTTGGGACTATATCCGGCACGGATAGCAGCCTGTGTGGCGTTAAGGTCCACCAGGTACTCCGCAACAAAACGCTTTTGCTTTTCAGTTAGTTTCGCCACACTCACCACCC